TTGAGAATATAGCTCATAGAATTATAAAGAAGCGATAGATAATTCCATTTTATTTCAAATTCTCTAAACCCAAAGTAGTTCATGTCGCCTGATACAAAGTTCTCGCCAGCGCTAAGCTTGCTTTTGTAGTCCATCAAAAAGACAGGGTTGGGATTAAATCCTTCGTTGAATTGCTGTAGCAAATAGCTGCCGAATTTATCTTCTCCGCCTAGCTTAGTGAGCTTTTCTTCTAGAAATGCGTAGACCATTTCTCTACCAGACATTTTAAGTATAGCTGTATCTGTCGTCGGGACAGTCCAGATCACATTAACAACTGAACTTGCCGATCTAGTCATAGCCATAGATTCTAAAAATCTAGTGTCAATTGGTTGCTCATTGTAAAACAGATCTGTGATTTCGTCCGCTTCATCATTGTTAGCAATCAAGTCGTCAACGTTTATGTTTTTAGATTTTCCAATAGCTTTTTGAATCGTCGTGATAATTCTCTTTGGCTTTTTAGCTTTTGTTTCTTCTAAATGCTCTCTTAATAGAGTAGCGGGAGAAACGCCCTGAGCCTCACGGCACGACTTTATTCTATTGAAGCCAAAATCATAGCGCTCTATGACGTTATATGAATCTGCGTAAAAAGATGCCCCTCGGGATGAAGCGCTGGTAGTAGCCCACGTATCTAACATTCCTACATCTTGTTCTCCGACACTAATTTCAGTTGGCGAATTGTAGGGCCTGTCAAACTTCATAAACGGCGTCAACCTAATCATTAAAATCACAGTGTCATACGTCTCAAAAGTATTGAACTCAAAAATAGGCTCGGGATAAATATACTTGAACAAATCAAGAGCGACGCCTTGAAGTTGTTTGTATAACGTTAGCGTCTGCTCCTGTCCATTTAGCATAGACTTGTTTCCCGCTATTTCGAATCCAAAGGGCATGTACACTTTGAATTTCTTAAAGATTTCTCTACTATCAGGCGCGGCAGTCTTTTTAGTGCTTCCGTCAGTTTCATACAAAATTCTGTACATAAACTTGAAATACAAAAACAGAAAGAAAATGAACCCGAGCTGAGTGGGCGAGTAGAAATCGGTCAGCAACTTTTCACTATCAGCGCCTAATTCTTTTGACAGATTTACTAATCTAAACTCCGGAACAGCCTGATTCAATATTTCAAGGAACGTAAGGTTTTTAGTATAAAAAGTCGTCTTCATCAAATTAGCATAGTCGGTTACAGTGATAGAAACTGTAGCGTTCGGACTCATGCCAAAATTGGCAGACTTGTTTATGCTTTGTATGAAACCAGAGAACCAAAACTTATTGCCACCTTGCGGATCATACGTTTGCAAATCAAGCTCTATTTTAACATAGTTATAGAGCTTTAAGCTCTTCTCCATATCAAGTAGGTTGTATGTTTTGCTTTTAGCAAATGTTATCGTAGCAGTGTTGTCTAGTGTGATGCCCTTATTTATCTGGATGTTGCTTACAAGATTAGTGTCATCGACTACCGTGATGGATGTTTTCATTCTTACGTCGAATAGCTCTATTTTGAATTTAAGTATCTGTTGCATTATCCACTAATGTCGGATGTAAATGTGTCTCCGCCAGGTCCTTTACCCGATTCTTTGTACATTCTTTCAGCCCAGCTATCTATCATTTGGAAGAAGCTTTTGTTTAGATTGTTTATATTGTCAGTGCCCAAAATTACAGTGTCATTATACGTCTTCATTTTATCGATTGCTTCATTGGTTTTTTCGTTTACGCTATCAAGAACTTTAACATTATCAGAAAGAAGTAGCATTTGTTTTTCGTTTAAGTTGTACACTTGCGATAATGATTCGCCTACAGTGTCTCTCATTCCTGCCAGATTCTGTGGAACGCCTGTTTGACCACTAGCAGCGTTTCCGCCTCTTTCCATTTGAGCCAAGAATTGCCCTGCCCTACCCACTTGTCCAGGTGCAATGCCCATCTGAGTAGCGGCCGCTAAACCTGCCCAACCGCCACCCGCACCAGAGCCTGCCATAGCACCCATTGCTCTGCGCCATCTAGGATCAGCCTCTCCATTTCTCTTAGCCTCGACGAAATCAAGGTAAGAAGACCCAGGATTAGCCTCTAAAAAGTTTCGGTATTGCAACATAGAAACAGCTTCGTCTTGCTGGCCTGCAGAACCCTGACCCATTTGAGCTAAGAATCCCATACCGGCACCCATGTTCATTCTACCCAATTCAGTGCCGCCAACGCCATACGCCAAATTGGCTCCTACATTCGCACCGAACATATGATACCTTGTTTGAGCTCCCATGGCAGCGCCAAGCCACTCTGAAGGTTGCAATCCCGTCCTTCTTGTCATTCCCTCAAAGCGATCAGCACCCATTCCATATCTAGCAGAAGTAGCAGCCATCACCATCGTCTGAGCAAAATCGGGACCCGTCAAGCCCTGCTCCCACATTCTTGCAATAGTGCCTTTGCCTTTCATATCTTTCGACAGCATGTCCATGCCCTTGGCACCACCAGCACGAGCTGCGTCTACCCAAGCTGCGGTAAATTCTTGTTCGCTCAATAGAGTGCGCTTAATCATGTCTTTGTCCATAACAGGACCGCCGACGCCAAGATTAGCCGCGTATGAACCTGTTCTAGCACCCATCAAATGCATCATCAACGACTGTTCGTATTGTAAGACCTTGCTTTCTCTAGACTGCTGAAATTGTTTTATTACTTCAGCTTCCACAGTGACATCTTTTGCTGTCCTACTAGCAGCAGCAATTCTAGTAGCGATACCAGTTCCCATCATGCCGCCTGTTAGTGCGCCACCCAAAGCAGCAGCGCCACCCAATGTACCGCCAGACGCCACAGTAGCAACAGTCAATAGCGTGCCTGCAGCAATCGCCATTATGTTGCCCGCAGAATTCAGTCTTTCGAGGCTTCCTCTAGCAGAATCGCCAGCAGTTCCACCTTGAATCTGATAACCTTGGAAGAATGAGTATTTTAGAGTTTCGCGGATGAGCGCTTGTGGAAGAGCCGTGAGTGATTCAGCTTTAATGCCTCTAGACCAAAATTCATCAGCGACGCTCTTAAAGCCTTTGGTGTGATCTTCAGTTACTTTTTTGAAACCGTCAGTGTGACCCTTTGTAATGTCTCTTAATTCATCCATCCAATCAGATGGAAGATCGCCTTTAGTGTCGCCACCAGCTGGAGGGCCAAACGGATGTATCCCTCCAGTAGTTCCCGCGGATCTTTGCGACGTCATGAACTGCCTAAAAAGATTACTTAATCCTTGAATGTCAGCGTTAGGAGCCATCTACCTTTTCCCAGTTTTCGTCAGGAGTCATCATTGATTCTAAGTCTATATCCTCACCTCTTTCAAGCCTCTTAGCGATGCTTTCAAATTCCTCAGTGTTTCTGTAGATAGTCTTATTGTCTTCAGTTTCTTCTTCCTGCGTATCGTCGGACCATTTACGGAACTCGGACTGAAGAACCAAATCGTAGACGATATCTTCGTCCGTAAGATCGAGAAAACGAGGGTCATTAGGAGGGAGGTTATACTTCGCTCGATATATTAATCGAGACAGCGTTTCGCGTATTTCTCTTTTTGCTTGTTTTCGAAGTTTCTTAATTGCAAAATCTTCTACGTCATCACCAACATCAGGATCTTTGCGTGATTCTGCCGTCAGCTCACGACGGAGTAGATTCTGCTGGAGCCTTGTCACGAAAAAAGGCAAATGATTGATAATCAGTCAGCATTTGACGGAGAGTTTTCCAGTCAGACGCATCTATGTCTTCGAAAATGAGGTCGGCGGGGCGATCTATAATAACAACACTAAGAGTAGCAGTAGCGTAGGCCAAAACATCAGCAACTTCATCCAGTGTCGGGAATCCAGCCTTCAATGCTGCATATGCCTGACCTATCGCTATCTGCTCTCCCACTTTGGGCGTTTTATATCTTATCTTGTATTCTTTTTCACCAATTTTGTACGTAAAATACTGCGAAATTTTCTGAGCCATTTTACACCTCTTTATTTATTATGCTACAGTTTCAGTGAATCCAGCTGCATCTCCAGCCACAGCTTCAGTTGCGAGCAGTGTGCAGTTGTGAGATACGATCGTATGCTTTCTAACTGAGACTGTTCCTCGTGAAAAGATACAGTTGTTATATTGACGAATTGTTTGCTTAGAGACCTTGTCGATGACAACGACCGTGAAAGGTTCGGTTGCCAAATACTTGTCTATGCCTTCTGGGAAGACACCGACATTGAATAGAGAATCTTTCTTTAGTGACATCGATGCCACAGTCAGAGAAACTCTATACATTGTAGGCACCCATTCAACTACTCTAGGATCACCGATTCCAGAGGCAGCTTCCGGAGCAAAATCTTCATCGGCGGTCATATCTTGGAGCAAGCCAACAGGCTTGTTCTTGATAACCACCATGATAGTATTGCCTGAATAAACTTTAGCCATTATGATAACTCCTTAGTTAGATCGTTGCTTTGAAGACGGTCGCATGGATTGTGATTAGTATGTAGTTAATTGGAAGCACTGGCGAACATTCAAAAGACACACGAACAACGTCACCATCAGCTGACAAAGAAAGATTTCTATAAGCGGGATAAGTTGGCGTACCAACGATGATCTCATTGTTTTCAAGTTCTCTAAGAACCTGCACCAATGATCCCTTAATGATCTGAAGCATCTGTAGAGAGTTCTTTCTACCGATAAATTGCTTCAAATTTTCTCTGCAATTCTTGGCGATGTAGTTGGTCACCAATCGGACAGAGATTTCTTTCTTGTTGAAGTTGTCGTCCGAGATCCAAGACGTCACGCCTTGTACAACCTTAAGCGCTGCGCCTACACGTTCTATTGTGCAAACTCCGTTGTCAATCAATTGGAGAATTTGTCTGTTCTTGAAGTAAGTTGAAAGCCCCTGAATGCCCGTGATGTCCTTGTTAGTAATTGGCTCACCCACTGGGAATGAAGCAATAAGACCTGCAACATAAGCCGCAGTATACGTACCGTTGAAGAGCTTAAGAATTCCCTTTGTATCGAAAGCCTTTAGTCTTGGAGTGCAAACAACCATGTATGGAGAATTGAATGTAGCGGCATTGGCCTTCAAGTCAGTAACAAGAAGGTCAGCATCGCCGTCAGAGATAGAAGTCGTGCCGGCTGGCAAAACTCCTGCTTCAAACTGATAACCCACAAGGCCGATTCTTTCTTCGGACTTGATTGTGCTCATTGCCTTGCAATGACTTAGAGTAGCAGAAAAGATTGCAGCGGCATCATCAGAGTTTGTGACTCCAAGATAATCATCAACAATTGGCACTACTAGATCGATATCAAGATCTTCGTAGATTTCAGCAAGGACACCAGTATAGGTTGTTGAGTCAATCGATCCTATAGTAGCTAGAGTTCCATCTGCCATGTTGAATGTGAATATCGTACCTGGAGTATTCGCTGTTCGTAAAAGGTCTAGATCTTTTACAGCTGTACTTGTAAAGATGTCATCAGAATCTTCGGCGTACACATATGGCTGAACTCCGGCGTTAATCCAATCGAACACAGCCTTGACGTCTGCACGTAGCGTATCTGTGTTTCCTGTAGCAACGCTTACAGCGCCGTCATCAAGTTGCGTCCCTGGAACTTCCTTGAGAACAGTAAATGTGAACTTTGTATCGTCGATCGCACCAGGAGTAGCCAACTGCATGTCAGCCTTGATTCTTTCGACCAAATCAGTTGTAGAAGCGACACCAGCTAAAGCAATGGTTGGCCCAGTATTTGTGCCATCAGTAATAGTCAAGATGCCTGAAGCAACCGTAAAAGAGGTAGATGCAGGAGAACCAGCACCGGCAGCAATCTTAAGAGTGTCGTAGAAGATTCCTTCACCCATAATTGTGTTTCCCTGGGCAGAAACCGAGACTGTGACACCACGAACAGAAGCAGAAGATCCCGTTGCGTGTGTTGTAACTGAAATTCCATTAGCCTGTGTGCCGTAAGCGTTCGAAAGGAGCTTGAATGGGATACCTGTACCATCGGCTGTTTCAAAGAATGCTTGCGAAGGAGCGCCCGTGAATAGACGAGTAGCACCATCGTATGTTCCACCAACACGAGTTGCCCAAATATACTGAGCACCGCCATTGAACGCCATAGCAACACCGTCGACAAGAGGTCCTTCACCGAAAATGTCAGTGGCGTCATTAAGGGACGTTAAGAGATAAGCCTGATTTGGGATACCGTCTTTAGCCGGACCCATCATTCCTATTACATTAGAGCCTACAAGTCCAATCGGTGTCAACGCACTATCATCTACGTAAGTTGCCACCTGAGGCTTGATGTAGTATCTACCATTGAAATATACGCCCATTAACATTCTCCTATCACATAGAGTAGAGAAAAACCTATGTCATTTTTATAAATTAACAAATCTATGGCGTTTTTCAATTTTCGCCCATGATATTTTGCCAGAAATCTGTGCCACAGGACATCATGAAGATCTGGGCAATTGGAGACGTAAGTTCATCCCAAGTCTCAACATACCTAAAACGAAGAGTTATGTGTATGTGGAACGAATCAGTTGGGAAATAGTCAGCATCGGGAGAAAACCTGTCCACGTTGACGTCCAAGTCAATTATATCGTCGTTGGCTGATGCGTATTTCTCAAAAATAAACTTTACGAAAGCTCCCAAAAGCCTTACAAGTAATATCTGCTTAGCAATGACGTTTACTGAATAGGCTCCCATCTCTATATAGCCCAATTCATCGGTTGCGATCACATTGCCCGCCGCATCAGTTACAGAGTTTTCACCCATTTCGTAACCAATAGGCTTTTCACTTTCAATGTTGACTTCTTGATCCATAACGCATGTAATAATTGGCGTATTCACCGGCAAATTAGCATACGTCGTATGATATGCAATTTTATTGTTGATTATCGTGTCTTTAAAGGCTTGTCGTTCCTCAAGACTCAAATCCATCTCATCGAAAAGATACTGGAAAGTCTTATCGAAAGAGCTGCCTGATTCTTTTAGAGCATCAAAGGCAGATCTTATGATCTTAAGTAACTTATATTCGTTAAACGGGAACATTCATTGCCCTCATTTAGATCGTACTGAACGATGCTGTGGCGAAGCTGATACGCTATTTGCTACCGAAAGCCTGTTCCTCTTTCAGAGCATTAACTCTCTTTTCGGCTTTTTGTCTGCGATAAATACTGCCTGTTTCTACTTCTCTCTGTTTCTCGTCCGTTTGCTGAAGAGTTGGAGTTCTACCACCCGGCTTGCGTTCGTCTTTTGCTAAATCTCCCACAGCATTGCCCGGAAGAATCGTATGGCCTTTTATCATCGACGTTTCGCCAATCCACATATCGCAAACTGACTTGAGGGAAGATTCTCTAGCAGCGTGAAGTCCTGTAAGTTTTGTTTCGACACGATGAACATCCTCTGGCTTAACATCCATCT